GAAGATATTATAGCTGATGATGATTTAACTAAAACGGAAAAACAAGATGAACAAGCAAAAGAACAAGAACAAGAAATACAAACACAACCCGCAGCAGGAAACAGGGCTTTCAACGAACCCCTCCAGGATTCTACGACAATTTCGCAAGAATACTCAAGGACTTCAGGAATACCTTTCCAAGAACCCCAGCGTATAACGAATGTTATTGTCGAACGAGCCGAGAGAATTGGCAAGGCGTTCGATGAAATGCAAAATAACCCAAATGACCCAGAGGTAAAAGCTGCTTACGATGCCCTGATAACTGAAACATTATCTCAATACGAAGCTATCATTAATGGCGGTTACAACATTGAAATAAATAATACTGAGCCATACAATAACTCAAGGGAGATGATTGAGGACTTACGCAACCGAAAGGTCATGCGTGTTTTTTCAACGGAATCTGGATTTGGAAAAGATGGAATTAGTCAGAAGGACAGACAAGAAAACCCATTACTTGCTGAGACTAAGTTTACTGATGTAAATGGAGTTCCACTTTTGGCTAACGATGTATTTAGATTCGTCCATGATTTTTTTGGTCATGCGAAATTAGGAAATGGATTTGGTCCAATAGGTGAAGAGAACGCATGGAATGTTCATTCCAGAATGTACTCACCATTAGCAAGACGAGCAATGACAACTGAAACTCGTGGTCAAAATTCATGGGTTAATTTTTCTGGAGTAAATGATAAAGCTTTTGAGATTCGTGACCAAGCTAGGCAGGCACGAACAGAAGGAAAAGAAGAAGAAGCAATAAAACTAACTCAAGAGGTTTACGAAACCATGAGGTTCGCTGACCAAAAAATTGGTTTGCTTCCAGAGGAGTTCACAAAAACTGACGAAGAAATAGAAATAGAAGCTGGTAGTTTCCTTGGTGATTTCTTTGACGCAGGGCTGAATCCTCCTGTGGATAACAGCATGAGGACCCCTCAGGAGCAACGCATTGAACCTACCGATGACGTAAACCCCGAAGGGTACGCTAACGAGCGAGAGCTAGAGAAGGCTATATACGAGGAGTTCAACCCAATAGCGAAGTCACTTGGTCTTACTCCTATATTTGCTAATATAGTAATGACCTTGGGTGCTAGGTACAATGTCATACAAAACGAGATTGAGTTCAATCCACGTTTACTAATAGGTCAAAGCAAGGAGTACGTACGTGCCGCTATGCGTGAAGAGATTATTCATGCTGTTACTCACGAGGTAATTAAAAAGCAAGGCGGTGGCTGGGTGCAGTTCTTCGGTCAAGTAGGCAGGGACATGAACCCCAAGGAACGCCGTGCCGTCTCGGATGTATACAGAAATTTAAAAGAGGACTACGAGTTCGGTGCTGAGTTCTATCGTATGATAATCCAGCAGGGTTCATACGGACAGATAACTGAGCAGTTCTCAAGAAATGGTCCAGCTATGAGTAAGATTCAAAAGTTACTCAAGAAGGTTCAGTCCTACATGGCTCGGTTACTCAAGACCATAGCAGGCGAGAAGTACCAAGCTGACGTTATGATTGCTCAGTCAGCGGCTTTACTTGCACAGGTTGACCCATCAGCTAGACCTACCAATCAAAAGGTCATAGAGGAGGCTACGGAGAGCATAGCGATACAGACAGGTCAGCGTGAGATTACCGCTGGGGTAGCCGCTGAAATCAATACACCTCCATCAAAGAAGAAGAACAAGGAGAAACTCAGCTTCATGGATAAGTACGTGAATACTGTGTCACGTGTTCTTTCAAAGATTAATCCACGAATCGCTCAGGCATTCCAGAGTTACTTCAATACTATTGAGGCTGAAAAGAATGATGCTATTAAGCGTGTACTTCCTTTTGTACAAAAATATAATGCAATAAAGAGCAAGGCTGACAAGGACCGACTAAAGCAGTTACTCATGTATAGTCCTCTCAAGCAGGACGAGCAACCCAAGGCTGAGTTAATAGCTGAACGTGATGCATTACTTCGTAAGTACGATATGTACAATGATTTAATATTCGGGGTTCAACCAGTTCTTTCTCGCCTGCGTTCTAATGCTAGGGAGCAGGGCATTGATGTTGGATTCCTTGAGTCATTCTTCCCACGTAGGGTTATTGATTACAAGGGTCTAAAGGATTCACTAGGTGAAACCATAGCTGATGATATTAACTTAGCTCTTGAGCAGCGTAACGCTGAGATTGAGACTGAGAACATCGCAATAATGGAGCGTAACTCAAAGCTTCAGCCAGGACAAAAAGGTGAGAACCTTATACCCAAGATAGAAAAGAACTCCCCTGAGGAGGCGTTATTCATTGAGGACTACATCCGCAAGGCTGGAACCAGTGAGCAGTTCCTGAAGAACCGAGGAATAAGTATTAAGATTCCAAGGGAGGAGCTGTCACGTAGATTTGAATTAATCCAAAAGGAACAGTTAGAATTTTATGATGATGTTCCATCAGCACTTGAAAGTTATATTACTAACATGATTGTTGCTACTCGTACTACCGAACTAATGGGTAGACGATACGAGGAACTCGATGTTACATTGGACCCGACATTTGAAAAGGTACGTACTCCTGGTACGTTATCCCCATTAATATCTGAGTTACTGGAAAGTGGTGAGATAAATGCTGAGGACGTAAAGACAGTACGTAACATAGCACGTATGATTCTTAACCCAGCGGCTAAAGAGAATCCACTTCTCAGTGGTATGCGACAAGCTAGTTACATTACTACTCTAGTTGAGTTCACATCTACATTATCACAACTGTTTGATATGCCATTCGTTATGTATCGAAATGGATTAATCAATACAGTACGTGGTCTAGGCATGACAAGGGACTTCAGTCTTGAGTCCTTCGGTTACGCAAAGGACCGAGTCTCCGATGAGTTCACTGATGAAAAGTCATTCCTGAATAGTGCGGCTAAGTTCGGACTGAAGGCAGTTGGCTTTACAAAGCTGGACCAGATAATGAAGGAGAGCAATCTAGCCGCTAGTTATTTACAGCTAAGAAAACTTGCTCGTGGTTACTACAAGAACAGGGACTCCAAGGCATCCAAGAAATTTAGACTTGAGATTGAACAGTACAATGGTGCTGAGAATGTTGACGCTACTATCGCCGCCTTGAAGAAGGGCGACAGGGACAATGCATTAGTACGTAATCTTGTGTTCGCTCAGTTGCTTAAGACTCAGCCAATGAGTAAGATGCAGAGTGTAGCCGCTCAGTCAGCTAACCCCAATGTACGTTTTGTTTATCAAATGAAATCATTTATGATTGCACAGCTTGCTTACACAAGGCAGGAGATATTCGATGACCTGTTCGGAAGTAATAGTACAACTAAACAAAGAGCAGTAGCTCTCTCTAATCTTACTAAATTAATGGGCTTCATGTTGCTTGTTGGTTTACCTGTTGACGCACTCAAGGACTTCTTGGCTGGTCGACTTGGTTACCTAGATGATTATTTATTCAATGGTATGTTCCGTGCCTTCGGTATCAGCAAGTACCAGACTTATCAAATCAAACGTGAAGGTATTGGTCAGACTGCATTGGACTTCATTACTCCTATTACAATCCAGCAGGGCGTGGACTACACCGCTGAGTTACAACGTGTAATGAGTGGTGACAAAGCCCTTACCGAAAGCAAGCTAGTAAGCATAGCTCCAGCCTCTGACGTTATCAATCGCCTGTTCGGATTTACTCGTGAGAAAGAAATGAAGGAGTACAGGAGACGACTCAAGGAAGGTGATGTACCATTCATCCGACCTCCTGGTTCTTTATAAATAAAAAGCCCCGCCCCCCAACAACAAGGGACGAGGCTACCTATCACACATCGAGGCTTTAAATGAGGGAGTAATACTAACCCCGCTACTGATTACTCATGTAGCTTACCTCGTATTATTATTATACACTGATGGTTTCATTTACTATGTCAACAGTCATAGCTATTCAAACCTTCCTACGCAGTGGTAGAATTTAAAGAAGGAACCAATGCCTCGCTCGCCCTCACGATTCTTAGCTAACTTGTAGTTAAGGGACGTAAAGGAACCCTTGTGGTCCTGGTCCTTGGAATCCTCAACGCTACCCTTGGATGGGTACATAAGGAGCACAACGTCAGCATCATTCTCGATGTCACCTGAATCCTTGAGGTCATACAGTTCAAGCGGTCCACGCTTTGCACCCTCTCGGTTTACCTGAGCCAGCAGGATAACTGCTATGTTCAAGTCCAGTGCCATCTGCTTGACCTTGTGGGAGATGTCAGCGATACCCTCGTTCTTACTCATCTTGTTTGAGTTAAACGGAATCAACTGGAGGTAGTCAATGATGACTAGCTTTACTCCCTTGTTCCGTACGAACTGTCGGGTCTGACTTACTAGGTCATCAGCACTACGTACGCTGTGAGATGTAACGATTGGGTACTTGGTGTCGAGGTCATTAATGGATTGATTGACTCGGTTCACTTGGTCATTAGTAGCTGTGCCTTCACGAATGTTCCTCATGTTTACACCTGATATTGTCTGTAGTAAACGATTAGTAAGTTGCTTCTGTGGCATCTCCAATGAGAAGATACCGCAGGCATGACCATCCTTTACGACTGACTGTGATGCTATGTACAGAGCTAGTGCGGACTTACCGCATGATGTCGGAGCGGCTAAGGTTAGTACTTCGCCAGCGGCGATACCACCATTACCAAGCTGGTCATCAAGCAGACCGAGGTGCGTCTTTACAACGTCAGCCTCGTACGTTCCGTCCTGCATTGCTTTAATCTCGGACATAATTTCTTTAGCTGAGTTAGAGATACTGGACTTGTCATGCAGTCGTGATGGCTTAGCGATAATCTCGGACTCAAGTGTACTACGGATGTGGTCGTAGTTCATTGTCTCAAGCTGGGATTCCTCCATAGCGACACGGCACGAACGAATAAGGGAACGAAGTCGGGACTTCTCGTCCACGATACCTGCGTAGTACTCAGCCTGTGTGGACGTTAGAGCCTTGTCCATGACTGCATATATACCAGCCATGCCCCCGACCTCATCAAGCCCACCAAGCATCTTTAGACGCTCGGCAATTGACACCTCGTTAATTGGTTCTCCAGCTGAGGCGAGTTCGCCAAGAGCATGGAAGAAAAGTTTACCCCGAAGGGTATAGAAATCCTCATGGGATACAGTACGGCTTACTGTGTCGTAAACCCCAGTGTCCCCGTCAAGGAGACACGATGCGATTAGTTTGTCCTCCGCTTCTTCGCTATGCGGTTGCTTTAGATTGTTCATGTTTGTCAAGTATTTCTACCAACGAACGAAGAACCTGACCCAAAGCCTTATGTTTAACACGAGTCTCTTCTGGTAGCTGGTAGCTATCAATCTCATTGTAGATTGAGAGGGAGACTTCGGTTGCTTCAAGGATTGTTTTGTTCATTACGTTGCTGTGTGTTGTGTTGTTATTATTAGTCATATAGTGAATACTTGCCCCTTACGGGATTATAAAGGACAAGCATTCTACCATAACTGATTACGGCTTACTCTCTCGGTCGAGCATCCCAATGGCTATCAACGAGTAACCAATTAGGTCACGGAAGATGTCCTTGGATTGGTCGCCCTTTGTGTTAACTGAGAGGGAGCCATCGGAACAAAGAGCACGTACCCTTTGGAATTTATCCTGCATCCTGACACAGATACCAGTCAGGGGATGAACACCGAACTCAACTGACTTGTCGAAGTTAGCGAAGGGATTATCGCAGGTCTGACCACCAGTGTAATCGTTGTTCTTATCAGCAGTCAAGGCAAGGATGGAAGTGACCTCCGCATTACGGAAGTCCTCCCACCACTCCTTGTCGAACTTACGTTCGCTCTCCATTAAAACGGAGTGTCGTCATTTGTCGGTGCGGTAGCCGCTTTGGGCTGTTCCGTACGTGGCTTCTGTGCCTCATCGACTGACTGTACTGCCAGGGACAAGAAGTTAAGTCCGCTCTTGGCGACTTTCTTCCAGCCCTTAATGTAGAAGTCCTCGCCCCCTACATTAATCTTACCAGTATAATCAGGATGTGTTTCTTTTTCCTTGCGGTCATTCACAAAGAATGTACCTCGATTTGTGTTATCGTATTGTTCGCTCATATTTATATGTTGGTTTATGGTTAGTTAGAATTTGTTTCTGAATCAATGAGTGAATCAATGATTACGTGTACTCCGTTGTCAAGCTCGATACCAAGGTGGTCAGTAATGACGTTAATCTTTTCACGCTGTAGGCTATCCCACTCGTCCACCCTGCGATACTTTTCATCGGTGTACTTGTATATCTGTTCGAACCTTTCATCAATCAGTTCCTCAATCTTGTTGAGTCTCTTCCAGTTCTGTTCGCACTCGAACTCAAGGCGGTCAACCGCCATCTTGATTGATGCTACACGTTGTCTTAATCTACGGAAAAACATATTAAAATCCTCCTTGGTTAATTGGCTTGGCTTGCTTCTTGCCGTGGTCATTGGTAGCGTCAGCATCCTTGACATCGTCAATAGCGAACAGTCCATTCAATGCGTACTTACGAGCGTAGCTACTGGCTGAACCAGTAATCTGTGCATCGTCCATACCCTTCTTGACCTCCGCCTCACGAGCAAAGCCAGTTGAACTGACAACAGCATTTGAATCATTTGAGTCAAGTAACTCACAGGTAGCCTTGACGTATACACGACCACCTACCTCAACGATTTCATCGTGAATGATAAGTGAGCATTCGTTCTCAGCAAGTAATGGTTTGACTGCGGTAAGGATGTCCTCACAGGAGCGGTACTTGTACCCCCCGAATTTATTAGTCTGCCCCTTCGGAGCTTTGAGGGATGACTGAATCCCTTGTAATTTTTGGTGTAGGTTTTTACTCATATTTTTCTTTCGTTAGTGCACGGAATAAATCCGCACGATGATGGTGATTTGTACAGGCTTCAAGCATTTCCTTGCTCGCACCTAACGCCTCCAACTCTGACCTCTGCTCATCAGCTGTCAAGCTTGATAGAAACTTTCGTGTTAGTTGTTTGAGTCCAACTGGATGCAGGACATCCGTCTTGTAGTCCTCAAGGTAACAAGCCATAGCCTCCAATGTAACAGGCAAGAAGTCCTTGTCCCCTTTGCACATACCAAGGTAGAAGTTCTCGACCTTCCCTAGTAGACTGTTGGCTTGGCGTGAGATTACGCCACGTACCATCCCAGTCTGGTGGTCATGGTCAAGTACCCAGTCATCAGTCTTAATGCTGAGGATGGGACAGCAGGTAGGTAAGTTAGCCTCCCTGTATTCTTTTACTTTGGCTTGTGTTAAGTAAGGCATATTGGATTAGGTTTCGTTCTCTTCTATTAATTTATCCGTGAATTGCACAAGCTTAACGAGCTCTCCCCTGTAGAGTTTTACATCCCTACGGAGTTTATCGTTCTCAAGTTCTAGTGCCTTTACCAGTTTACTTACTGGACATGAATCAGTTGTTATCTCTTGGCTCATAGTGATGGTGTCTTTTGGTAAGGTAAGTTAAAATCCCTTGCCCATTTGTTATAAGTACTCTGATGGCAACCAGCGAGTTTCGCGGCGTAAGGTGCTTTGTGCCCCTGCCTGCGGTACTGCTGTGTCTGTAGTACCATCTGTATTTTCTCTTCGTCAGTCATCCCATGAGGACATATCATCTTACGTCTCTTCGGAACGAAGTCCCTTGTGCCTGCTTCCCTTTCAAAAGCCTCGTCATCCTTCACGGCTTGAGCAATCTTAGCTTCAGCCCATTCCATGAATTTACTTATTGATTCTGCGTAACTCATAATTGTGTATTGTTTTTTATTAGTAGTGAAAGCGGGACGAGTAACCCAAGTGAAGTGTTATCGTCACCACCTTTTCGTTCGGCTGATGTGCCGAGCAAAGGTCGTATCAAGTCCCGAAGTTTGTCCGTCTTGATAATTAAAAATAAATCCCCTATATCAAATGCCCAGTAGTCCGCTTCGCTTGATGCGATACCCGAACCCTTGCCACGTGACATGAACTCCACGTACAGGTTGCCAGTTACCCTCGCCTTGAGGTCACGCTTTACCTCTACTGTTTTGTTCTCAAATATATCACCGAGTTCTTTCTCGGATACTTGACCTACCTCTAGGTCATGTCGGAAGTCAGAGTTGTAGTTCATGTTAATCCTTTAGTTCTTCAACGGACAGAATCTTTCCTGTACCGCCACGTTTTAATCTGCACCTGCCATCCTTCTCTGGCTTGACCTGTAGTAAGAGACGGACAGCGTCCTTCTCGTTGTGTGCCCACTTGATTGCACAGCTGGTATTACTCTCAGCAGGTAGCTCATCCACCCTGTACGTTATGTAGTACTGCTTCATTGGTATATGACTGTGAAGCCCTCGCCACCCATGACTGGGATGACATTGAAATCAATCCACTCATAAGCCTCGTCAACTGTCATGCCTTGCTCTTCGAACACCTCAATCATTTTGCTGTGGTCATAAAGCAGGAAGCCCCTGTGGTCAACGCCGACTACCGCATCGTCCAGTCCGTCAAAGCGGATGGCTTCGGGGTCAGCCCATTCTAAATAGTCATCAAGTGTTGGGTTATTTACGTACATAATTACATTCTTAGTAGCCAGTAAAGTTCGGCACATTTCTTTGCGACCTTGATTCCCTTTTGCATTTCATCAGGAGTCCAAACTTTATGGTGGTGTTTCTTTGTGTCGCAATCAATTACGACGGAGATGCATGAGGGCAGGTAGTCCAGCTTGTGTTGCTTCATTAGCATCCATGATTCAATAGCTAACTGCTGGCAGTCCTTGTCGTAAGTCTTAGCCTTACCCTTGGTATTGGTACGGCACTTGTAGTCCGCAAGGAAAACCTTGCCATCGGAATCATGTCCTATGAAATCAACTGAGCCAGCAATCTTGATACGATTGTCAGCTATGATTCTTTCGCAGGCGATTGGCTTAACGTCATTATCCAGTACCCATTGATAAAATGGTTCAGCCCA